TGGCGGAGCTATGTGGGCCCGAATGCCTATAACGGCTTTAGTTGCAGACGAACCGTTAGAGGAATGGCCTAAACCAATGGCAGTACATGAAGCACAACCTTGGGACTGTCCCTCACATACTCACGCGGCGTATGTGTTGGAAAGAGCTTCCCCGTGTCCGTGGTTAGCCAAGATTGACGGCACTTTCTTTCCGGCAAAATACATGTTTACTGTAGATTACACCGACACGGATGTTGCAGATGATCCCGCACAGCACAAGCAGGCTCACATGTTGCAGCTTTTAAACGCGGGCGAGTGGACGGGCAATATTGTAGCTTTGCCCAACAATCGCGTTAGAGTAACGCATCCTGCATGGTTTGAGACAGGGGAAGGCGCTCCAGACTTCAAGCCCTCTCAGCATGTACATTATTCTAAATCTGATTTAGACTACACCTTAGACGTTAACCGAATATTTGATAATCTATACAACGAGGAATGACATGGCAGTTTCTAACAGCGTAGATTTTGAGCTAGATGTAGCAGAATACATTGAAGAAGCTTTTGAACGTTGTGGTTTAGAGGTTCGAACGGGCTATGACTTAAAGACCGCTAAAAGGTCTTTAAACTTAATGCTGGCTGAGTGGGCCAACCGCGGTTTAAATCAATGGACGATTTCTGAGCGCACCGTAACTATGACTCAAGGGACGGGAGAATATGCGGTACTGCCCGACGTAATTGACATTTTATCGTGTGTTATTCGCAGGGATGATACGGACTACACTCTTTTGAGATTAAACCGACAAGCGTTTCAGACTATACCTAATAAAGCCAGCGAAGGAAGACCGAATCAGTTTTTCTTAGACCGACAAGTAACTCCCAGTTTAAAGATTTGGCCTACTCCGGAAAACAGCACTGACGTTGTGTTTTATAATGCTCTTACTCGTATGAATGATGCGGATACTTACACTAATACTTTAGACATGCCCTTTCGCTTTTATCCCTGCCTAGCTGCGGGATTAGCGTATTACATTGCTATAAAGCGGGCTCCGCAGCGTGTTCAGTTATTAAAAGCTGTGTATGAAGAAGAGTTTGAACGTGCCGCAACCGAAGACAGGGATCGCGCTTCATTTAATGTTTCGCCACAAAACAGGTATTACAGGACGGGTTAATGTCTAAATTTGCTTCGGGAAAAAACTCTTACGCTATTTCAGACCGTTCTGGGCAACGTTATCGTTACCGAGATATGCGAAAAGAATGGAACGGTTTACTTGTTGGCCCTGATGAGTATGAGCCAAAGCACCCGCAATTAGGACCCTTTAGAACGGTTTCTGATCCGCAAGCCTTACAGAATGCTCGACCCCCTCAAAAGCTAGAACAGCAGCGGTCTACTCAATTCGGCTTTAATCCTGTGGGGTTGAGAGATTTTTTGGGTTTAACGGAAGACAACCTTGTGGCAAAAAGCGCCGTTGGAGAAGTAACCTTAGAAGGCGTAGTGGAAAACGTTATAAATGTGTCTTCTGATCTGGAAGGGGTGTTTGCTACTGGACAAGTTAACGATCTTGCCGACGTGGAAACCGACGTAACCACGTTTACCATGCGGGTTCAACAGGTTGGCGGACCACCTTTTGGAAGTACCTTAAATTATTTTTTGAACAACTCTCAGTCCACGCAGTTTAACATAAATATAACCAAGGGTTTGACTTATCGTTTTGACGTGTCGGATTCAACCAACCTTGGCTACAATCTTAGGTTGTGGGACGGTAGTTCTAGCTTTACTTCGGGGGTAACTAACTCTGGAACTGATGGAACTTCGGGTGCTTTTTTACAGATCACTGTTCCGCAAAGTGCGCCAAGTCAGTTGAGATACAGTTCTTCAGGAAACGTGAATGATGAACCGCTTGGCGGTAACATAAACGTACAAGGGGCCTAAGATGAGTTTTACATACGCGCAGCTAAAACAAACAATTCAAGATTATACGGAAAACTCGGAGCCTTCGTTTGTAACAAACGTGCCCGTATTTATCAGACAATCAGAAGAGCGTATTTTAAAAAGCGTTCAGCTAAGTCTGTTTCGTAAAAACGCTACGGGCGTTACCACAACATCCAATAAATTTTTAGCCATGCCCACTGATTTTTTAGCGCCTTTTTCTTTAAGTCTAGCTATTCCGACTCGAATTGAAAGAACTAGCGGCAATTTATCTACCCCTTTAGGCAGGGCAACTTCCGGCCAAGAGCCAGAAGCCACGTTGTTTGACGTTTCGGTTAACGGCAGAAAACTTGGTGACATAAACAATGATGGAAGTGTAAACGTTAATGATACAACTGCGGCTTTACAGTGGGAGAGCGGTACAGCTTCTGCGGAGATTACCGCATACATAGAAGGTGCTATGAATACCTACATGTTAGCTAATCGTGCGGCTTATGCTGCCATAGGCATTGTTTTTGCGGGTGAAGGGGACAGGTCTTTTGTTGAATTTAAAGACCCGAGTTTTTTGCAGTCATATGCCCCCTCAAGCGACACAACAGGTGTGCCAAAATACTACGCTACGTTTGACGTTAGTAACTTTTTATTGTCCCCTGCCCCCAACGACACGTACAGTGCGGAGCTTCATTACTTATACCGACCTGCAAGCTTGACTGCGGGAGCAGATGGCGGCACGACGTGGTTAAGTGAGAATGCTGAGTTGAGCTTGTTGTACGCGGCTTTAGTAGAGGCGTATATTTACATGAAAGGAGAGCCTGATATGATGGCTTTGTATGACAAACGTTTTCAGGAATCTCTTATCGGATTGAAGCTTTTGGGTGAAGCCAAAGAAACCACTCAAGACTACAGGGTGGGTCAGGTTATCAGGGAGAAGCAGTAATGTTTTCAGCCTCGACGGAACTGCCTCAAACGCCGATTGTTACGGTACACACCACCAACAATCGTGGACATACTCCGGAAGAGATGGCTTCTCTTTGTGCTGCGCAGATTGTTTCTGTGTCGGACTCGGCACCTCCCGTTATACGAGATCAGGCGCGAGAGTACCGAAACCACATTGAGTCGGTATTAGCTTTTTACATGAAAGAGGCTATTAAAAGTGACCGTACTACCGTATGTAATGCAATAAAAGATGCGGGTCACCCTGACCTAGCTAAACTTATCAGGAGGCTGTAATGGCTATTACTCAAGCGATGTGTACTTCTTTCAAGGTACAGTTGTTGAAAGGTCAACACAACTTTACCAACGGCGCTCATCAGTTTAAGTTGGCCTTGTTTACAGAGTCCGCGACGTTAGGCGCAACAACCACAAACTTTGCGGGCGGTGCGGGTGCGCCAAACCATGAGTCCAGTGGTGCGGGATACACTACAGGGGGCGCTAATTTAACCAATGTGACTCCTACGTCAAGCAGTACCACCGCGTTTACCAGCTTTAGCACACCCCTTACTTTTTCAAGTTCTACAATAACCGCGGCGGGTGCCTTGATATACAACACTCAGACTAATGGTGGCAGTAACACCACGGACTCCGTCATTGTTTTAAATTTTGGTGGAAACAAATCTTCAAACAGCGGAGATTTTAGTATTGTGTTTCCTGCCGTAAACGCCAGTGATGCAATTATTCGGATACAGTAATGCCCCTTTTGACGAATAGAGCAAAGATGACAATTACCAGTGTTGCAGGGGGCGGTACAGGGGACTTGACGTTAAATGCTGCGTCTGCGGGGTTTCAGACGTTTGCCTCTTCTGGGGTTACTAACGGCAACTCTGTAAGGTACGTTATAGAAGAAGGAAGTGATTTTGAGATAGGCGTTGGTCTTTATTTTTCTGGCGTTTTATCCCGTGGCCCCACCGAAAGCAGCAACTCAGGCTCTGCAATCACTGTAACCTCTGCGGGGACTGTTTTTATAGGTGCTACTCAAGATGATTTTGCTAAGGCAACCGCGTTGTCGTTAGTGTTTGGCAGGTAACTTATGACGTTGTATAATACTGATTTAATAATGGACGTGACAGACGCTGCCGCCTTGGAGGTTTCTGCAATAGAGTTTTTAGCGGGTCAGGGAAAAACGGAACAAGAGATACAAGATACTTTGTTTGATGGTGGAGTTTTTGAAATTGTTAACGCGCTGACCGTTTTATATAAACCCGCTGTTGTTTACAACGGAACAACGCTTCTGCGAATAGAAGTTTATAAGTATGAGGGCGAATAGATGGCTAATCCGAACATTGCAACTGCCAGCACTATCCTCGGCGTAACTCAGGGCGCTACTTTGACTACATCTTATGCTGACGTTATAACCGCTGTCCCAAGTAACACCGTGTATAAACTTAACAGTATTTCGGTTGCAAACAAATCGGCTTCCGCCGCAACGGTTGATGTTAGGATTTATACGTCTGGATCAGATGTATTTTTATTAGCTGATGGTATAAATGTTCCGGCAGCAACTACGCTGGTTGTTCTAACAAAAGACCAAGGGCTGTATATTAACGAGGCTGGAAAAGTAAATGCGTTAGCTAGTGCAAATTCGGCTCTAGACATTCTTTGCAGTTATGAATCTATAGCGTGATTTAAATGAGCATATGGCGTAAACAAGGTGGGGTTATTGGCAAGGAAAGCGGCAATGATTATCCGTCCAGCGGGTCATGGGATGTTACGGAAACTTACACGGATGCCAATATCCCCCTTATTGGCGAGATTCTTTTTACCACTGTTCAACAAAACTACAGCTTGACGCTTCCTTTAGAGATTGCCTCAACCGTATCAATAATTTGTGTTGGCGGAGGTGGGGGTGCGGGTGCTTCAACCCTATCGTTAAACGGAGTATCTGGTGGCGGAGGTGGGGGTGGAGGTCTGCACTGGATTAACAGTGTTTCAGTAACTCCGGGAGAAACGCTTACTGTAACTGTTGGTGCAGGAGGTTCTGGTGGGTCCGCCTCAGGACAAAACGACAACACGGCTGGCGGTCAGAGCAACGTAAAACGTAGCACCACCTTTTTGGCATCCGCTAATGGTGGAGGAAAGGGGTCCTACAACGTAAGCTCTAGTGCAATTCAAGCTAGCGGAGGATTGCCCGGATCGGACCCCGCCGCTGGTAATCTCGGCGGCGGTGGCGGACAAGGCGGTAACGGACGAGGTGGACGGTCCGGTAATGGCGGATCAGGCGGCGGCGGGGCTGGTGGATACTCTGGACAGGGTGGTCTTGGCGCATATTACAACATCAACCCGCAAGCGGGAAGCGGTGGAGGCGGCGGCGGCGGCGGAGCGGTCAACGGCTTTACAGGTGCTATAACCACTGGTGGAGGTGGTGTTGACGTGTACGGAGAGGGTGCGAGTGGCGCTCAAGCCTCTGCTAACAACACTGGTGATCAAACAACTACAAGAGGCTTTCAGGGTTCCCCTGTAGGAGCATCAACACAAACGGGTACTTACGGCGCGGGTGGCACGGGTTCTGAAGATGACTCCGGAGCAGCAGGCGGAAACGGTAGCGCGGGTGTTGTTAGAATTATATGGGGAGCGGGAAGAAGCTTTCCTAGTACAAACACGGATCAAGCGTCTAGTAATGGCAATGTAACGGTTATTTAGGGGGTTTTAAAATGCTTGGTTTTTCTCCCCTTGCTGGTGCCCCTTTAGCTTCAACAGGTGATGCGTCTGAATCGGTATCGGTTGCTGTTAATAACCGCCTTCAGATTGCACAAGTTTCAAACCCTCCTGCCAATTTAACTAACGCCATTAGCAGGACTACAGCGGGTTTCCAGCCGGAAGCTACGCTTTTTAACACGGTTGTTAACGGCAGAAAACTTGGCGATCTAAACGATGACGGCAGTGTAAACATTAACGATGTATCGGTTGCTTTGCAGTGGGACAACGATAGCGCAATCCTACCGTTGGCTTCTGCCAGTTACATCTCAGGCCCGATGAACGATTACATGATAGCGAACTTCAGTTCGTTTGGGCCAGCGGGTATTGGACTTATTTTCAACTCGCCTACGGGAATAGGTACGGTTGGCACGGGTGTCACCGTTGAGACGGATCAGGTTATTGACGTTGATAATGTCGGTATTACTGCTACGGGCGTTGTTGGCACAGGTACGACAATTGAGACGGATCAGGTTATTGACGTTAATAACCGTCAAGAAATTGCAAGAACTAGCGGCAATTTATCCACACCTATAGCTAGGGCATCTCTAAATATTGAGCCAGAAGAAACTCTTTTTAACGTTGACGTTAATGGCCGGAAACTAGGTGATATAGACAATAACGGCTCTGTAAATATTTCTGATAGTATTGCGGCGGGGCAATGGGAAGCAGGGATTTCTTCTGCCACTATCACAGCTTACATACAAGGCCCGATGAGCGCCTATATGTTGGGCAATTTAAGTGCCTACGAAGGTATAAACATTGCTTTCACAACCATAGACCCGACAGGTGCGGTTAATGATGTAACGGTAACCGAGGGCACGGGTGTCACGGTTTCCCTCAACAACACTGGCATCACCGCTACGGGTGTTGTCGGCACAGTCTTAATTTGGTCTAGCATAATACCTAATCAGTCTCCTAATTTCGCTCCAATTACTCCGTCTCAAACACCTAGTTTTGCGCCCATTACTCCGGCACAGTCTGCAAGTTTTGCGGAGAATGTTCCGTCCCAAACGTCAAGTTGGACGCCCATAAACCCCACGCCCTCTACAAGTTGGGTAACGATACTGGCTGCGTAGTTGATTAAACAAAGTTATCGCGGTATAACACTTTAAACTTTTTCGGAGAAAAACTTATGGTTGCATATACTCCAGCTAACAACATTAAGAAGATAGCCACGGGAGACGAATCCGGAACATGGGGCGCTAGTACCAATAACAACTTTGATATTATTGATCGTGCGT